AAACGTTCTCGGTGGAGCAAGCTTGCGCTCAACTTGGACGTGAACTTGTTCGTGTAAACATTACTATTGAAACTGATGAAGATGATCTCATTGGTGGATTCCGTCTCGTCAACGGTGAGACTATTTGGCATAATGGTCCAGTCATCGAAGCCATGGAGCGCGGTGCGATTCTACTGCTTGACGAGATTGACCTGGCTTCCAACAAAATTCTTTGCCTTCAATCAGTCCTCGAAGGCAAAGGTGTTTTTCTGAAAAAAATTGGCAAGTATGTCCGTCCTGCTGCTGGTTTCAACGTGGTTGCTACTGCTAACACTAAAGGAAAAGGTTCTGATGACGGTCGCTTTATCGGAACCAATGTCCTCAATGAAGCGTTCCTAGAGCGTTTCCCTGTGACCTTTGAGCAGTCTTATCCTGCTCCTGCAACCGAACAGAAGATCCTGGAAGGAGTCTCTCTGGACCTTGGTGTGGAAGACCATGACTTCTGCAAGCGTCTTGTAGACTGGGCAGATATCATCCGTAAGACCTTCTATGATGGTGGTATTGATGAGATCATTAGCACTCGTCGTTTGGTTCATGTCATCCGTGCTTACAGTATTTTTAAAGATAAAGCAAAAGCAATCCAAGTTTGTGTGAATCGCTTTGATGATGAAACAAAGCAAGCATTCTTGGAACTTTATGATAAAGTAGATGTGGACTTTGAGATGCCTTCTGAAGAACAACAGAAGCAGGCTCTTGACTCACACAATTTCTCTTGATATAATTTAAATAGGAGAAAGATTATTATGAACTTTGAATACCCCATGAATACTTCCATCACATCAGATGATGAAATTACTTTTAATAACTTTACACTAGCAAATATGAGTGAATATACGCCTCCAAGCTCAATTCGTGAAAATACAAATGGGTTTTGGAAATATGAAGAAGACAAAACTCTAAAGGAAGTTCAGGATTATCTTTCAGGAACTTACAAATCACATTATACCTCTCAAGATTCTAAGACTCAGACTCTTGATTTGATTGAGAGCATTGGTGACGCAGAAGCATTTTGTCGATCTAATGCAATAAAGTATCTCTCTCGCTTCGGCAAGAAAAATGGTAAATCCAAGATGGATATTTTAAAAGCAATTCATTATTGCGTTCTTCTTTACCACTTCTCTGGACTTCACAAAACGAACTTATCTGACTATCCTTATTGATTATGAAATTAAAAGAAAAATCCATGAAGTTGTCTGATCGTACTTTGAATCTTCTTAAGAACTTTTCAAACATTAATCAGTCAATTTTGTTTAAGCAAGGTACTAAACTTCGCACTATTAGTGTGATGAATAATATTCTTGCAGAAGCTGATGTTACTGAAGACTTCCCCAAAGACTTTGGAATTTATGATTTGAATCAATTCCTTAACGGTCTTTCCCTCCATAAAAATCCAGCTCTTGACTTTGAAAATGATAGTTATGTGATTATTAGGGAAGGAAACATTCGATCTAATTATTTCTTTTCTGATCCAAGTCTCATCGTAACTCCACCAGATAAAGAACTTGAACTCAAATCTGAGGAGGTGAATTTTGACATTACGGGAGAACAACTTACAAACCTTCTTAAAGCGGCTAACATTTTTCAACTCCCAGATCTATCCGTCATTGGCGAAGCAGGAGTTGTTAAAGTTGTTGTTCGTGACAAGAAAAACGACACTTCTAATGATTATCAAGTTATTGTTGGTGAAACAGAAGATTCTTTCTGCTTTAACTTCAAAGTTGAAAATATTAAAGTAATCACTGGAACCTATAATGTGACTATATCACAGACACTTCTATCTAGGTTTGATTCAAAAGACTATGATCTCAAGTATTTCATTGCACTCGAACCAGATTCTACTTTTGGATGATAGACTTTACGTTCAATGAACATTTTTGTTACTGATCCAAATCCAGTCATTTGTGCTAGGGTTCTACCTGATAAGCATATTGTAAAAATGCCACTAGAGTGCTGTCAAATGCTCTCTATCGTGGCTTCAGATAAATGGGGTAAGGGGTATGGAACTCTCCCAAAGGCAGATGGAACGCCTTACAACACCGACAAGGGATCATTCCGCAACCATCCATGCACTATATGGACTGCCCAGTTTGTTTTAAACTGGAGGTGGTTAATTCAACATGGACTTGCTTTATGTGAAGAATATTCTCATAGGTATCGAAAAATTCACAAATGTCTACATACTTTAACAGTAGCAAATCAAATCTTTCCTTGTGCTGATCCTGCTGGAAGGTCTGGAAAAGATCCAACACCATTTGTGAGAGCGATGCCCAATGAATTTAAACTTGACACAAGCATTGACACTTTTACTGCTTACAAGATGTATATCGCATCCAAACCTTGGGTTGCATCTAATTATATTCGTGACCCATCCCGCAAACCAGATTGGCTATGATTAAAACAACATTGACTATTGATGAAGATGGAATCCTAACCTTTCCTGAAGAAATTCTTGATAAACTTGGTTGGAAAGAAGATGATATGATAGAATGGATCGATCATCAAGATGGTACATTTCAATTGAGAAAGGTTGATGAAACTGCTAAAAAAATTCATCAGGACTAGTGAATCGCTATTAGCAAGCCCAAGACTAACTTTTATTTTGGGTCTTTTTATTGGACATTATTTGACTTAATTATGCGCGATGAATTTATCTGGGTCGAAAAATATCGACCAAAAACAATCAATGATTGTATTCTTCCAGAAGGAATTAAGAACATGTTCTTACAGTTCCTAAATAAGGGAGAAATTCCTAATATGCTTTTGTCTGGTCCTCCAGGAATTGGAAAGACAACGGTGGCAAAAGCACTTTGTCAACAACTTGGAGTAGATGTATATGTTATCAACGGATCCGATGAAGGGCGATTCCTTGATACCGTCCGAAATACTGCGAAGAACTTCGCTTCGACCGTCTCACTTTTGTCGTCTGCAAAACACAAAGTCATCATTATTGATGAAGCAGATAACACAACGCACGACGTACAACTCCTCCTACGGGCGTTTACTGAGGAGTTTAGTGGTAACTGCAGATTCATCTTTACCTGCAACTACAAAAACAAAATCATTGAACCAATTCATTCTAGGTGTGCCTGTATCGATTTCTCCATCGATAGTAAAGATCGACCAAAACTTGCAGTCGAATTCTTCAACCGTATCAGGTTTATACTTGAGAAGGAATCTGTTGAATATGATCAAAAAGTTCTGGTTGAGTTAATTAACAAACACTTCCCAGATTGGAGGCGTGTCCTTAATGAATGTCAACGCTATTCCGCTAATGGAAAAATTGATTCTGCAATTCTTGCATCTTTTTCAGACATTAAGACGGAATCTCTTATCAAAAATCTTAAGGAAAAAAACTTTACTGAAGTACGTAAATGGTGTGTTAATAACTTGGACAATGATCCTAGTTTACTATTGCGACGTATTTACGATGCTCTTCTTTTATCCTTGGATCCTCCTTCTATTCCTGCTGCTGTTCTTGTTATTGCTAAGTATCAGTATCAGGTCGCATTTGTAGCAGATCAAGAGATTAATCTTCTTGCGGGATTAACAGAGATCATGGTAGAATGCAAATTTAAGTAAACTTCATTTTTTTAAAACTATGTCTGATACAAAATTGATTCGGTTAACTTCTGGTGAAGATGTTATCGCAACACTTCTCTCTGAAGATGATGAAAGCATTACAATTGAGAATGCTATTGTTGCTATCCCTGCAGGTAAGGGGGAACTTGGTTTTGCTCCTTGGTCTCCTTTGCTTAGTAAGGAAGTAAATCAACTTACTGTGTCTAAACGGTTCATTATTTATCTCGCAGAACCGATTACTCAATTAGTGGATCAATACAAGCAAATGTTTAGTCCAATCATTACACCCTCTACTGATATTATTACTCCTGCTACCTGATTTAATTAATTTATTTTATTATGTTTGACATCAAAAAAGTTAACTTGAATGAATTTTTTGGTTGTGTAGAAGCAACTAATACAAAACAAATGAAGTCCAATGCATTTAAGACTTTTCGAACTTATCTTCAAGAGAAGTCTTTTGCAAAATGGTCGGGCGATCAACTCACATATGTTGGTGACTATGAAGATGGTAAAGATTTTGTAGATTCTTCGGGTATTTTTTATGAAATGAAAGGATCACTTGGACTTTTTAACAAGAATCAAGATTGTAAGCGAGTGGTCCTTATTAATAAGCGTCCTGGCAAGAAAAAAAATACGGTTCTGCAAAAAGAAGATATTAAAAAAACTTTTGAGTATATGCTTCTGGTAGATACTAAAACCATGACTATTGGATATACTGATTGGGAGACTGTTTACTCTAGGACAGAATGTGATGGTGCTGGAGCAACATTTAAATTACAGAAAGGTGACTATAAAATCTTGGCAACTAATGTAGAACCAAAACAAAAAAGCATTAATGCAACCAATCTTTTAGACTCCATTGAGGCAATTTTGTGACTGATCCACTTAAGCAATTAAAAACACCATTGCGGTATCCTGGAGGAAAGTCTAGGGCATGTAAAAAAATGGAAGTGTATTTTCCAGATCTTAGAAATTACACTGAATATCGAGAACCTTTTTTGGGTGGTGGTAGTGTTGCTCTTCATGTAACTAAAAAGTATCCACATTTAAAGATTTGGGTTAATGATCTGTATGAACCTCTAGTAAATTTTTGGCAACAACTGCAAATGTTTGGTCCAGATATGCAAACCAAACTGCAAGAATTAAGATCTCGTTATCCTGATCCTGGATCAGCAAAGGGTTTATTTTTAGAATCCAAAGAGTATTTAAATGGTAATGAGTCTGATAATTTTTGGAGAGCAATTTCATTTTATGTTATTAATAAATGCTCTTTTAGCGGATTGACGGAAAGTTCTTCTTTTTCTGCACAGGCATCTGATAATAACTTTAGTATGAATGGAATATTAAAGTTATCTGACTATTCCAATATTATTAAAAATTGGACTATTACAAATCACTCTTACGATTATCTCATGGACGGTAGAAATAAGGATGCTTTTATGTATCTTGATCCACCATATGATATCAAAGATAATTTGTATGGTAAAAAAGGTTCAATGCATAGTGGATTTGATCATTCCAAATTTGCTTCTGATTGTGAAAATTGTTCTATGGATCAATTGATCAGTTATAATTCTGATCAATTAGTAAAGGATCGTTTTACCGACTGGAATGCTGCAGAGTTTGATCTTACTTATACAATGCGTTCTGTTGGTGAATACATGAGAGATCAAAAAAGTCGTAAAGAATTGCTACTATTTAATTATGAAATGTCAGGCAACATTGTATAAGGCAGGTGCTGTCTTTAAAGAAGAGGTTGTTGCAACTGATTACCAAAATGCAAGACAAGTTGCAATTGCAAGAAATCCTGGAGCAAAAGTCGTAAGTGTTACTGCAGTATTTAAATAATGGAACTAAAAGATTGGTTGAATTCTATTAACTCTACAAAAAAAGATCTACTGAAAGAAGACCACAAAGAAATTAAATCTTATCCATCATATATTATTAATAAAGTTCTTTCCAGTCATTTGGATTGTATTCTTTTTGTAAATCAAATGAATATCTATAATTTTTTAGATAAAGATATGCAATATTATTTTTACCTAAATATTCTTAGGAAAAAAAGGAGATATTCTCCTTGGATCCATAAAGATAAAATTAAAGATATTGAGTGCGTTAAAAAGTACTATGGATATAGTAACGAAAAAGCGCAGCAAGTATTAAAGATTTTATCTAAAGATCAAATCAATTACATTAAGAAACAATTTGAAATTGGCGGTACACAAAAATGACATCTAATACTATTGAACCTCAGGTTGAATGGACACCACAAATGATGGTAGAAGTTTTTTTAAGGGAACCTGATGACTTTTTAAAGGTTCGTGAAACTTTGACTCGAATTGGAGTTGCGTCAAGGAAAGAAAAAAAGTTGTATCAATCTTGCCATATTTTGCACAAGCAAGGTAGATATTACATTACACATTTCAAAGAACTTTTTGCTTTGGATGGAAAGTATTCAAATCTTACCGTCAATGATGTTCAAAGAAGAAATAGAATAATCAAACTTCTTTATGATTGGGGATTAATTACAATTCAAGATGAACATTTAGTTGCTGACATTGCTCCTCTTAATCAAATTAAAGTGTTATCTTATAAGGATAAGTCTGATTGGGTACTTGAGCAAAAATATAGTATCGGAACAAAAAAGAAGGTAAGTTCTACAGAGGGTTAACCGAATAAAAAAATACGGGGTTCAACACCCCGTTTTTTTATGAAAATGTTATAATTAGTATTGGATGCCGAAAGGGTCCACACAATACAAACTCGCTTTAAAAGGAGCTACAATAATGACTAACCTCACAAGGTATACTGCTGCGGATCTTCCTGCACTGATGGAAAGAATCACGCGCAATAGT